CCATTAAGGGTATCATCGTCAAAATTATTCCTAAAGTTCAGACAGGGACAGATGCTTTCAATGCACCAATTTACATGGATGGAGAGCCGATAGAAGTTGATGATGTTCTTGTTGCTCCAGTAGGTTCACAAGAAAATTTAGATGTTACTAATCTATATGGCAAAAAGGCACAATACCAACTTGGTATTCCTAAGGGTGATACGCATGTATGGACTGATGCAATTGTAGAGTTTTATGGATATCGCTGGCACGTGTTCTCATTACCTCAAAATGGCATTGATAAGATGATTCCATTACGTTGGAATGATAAGTACTACGTAGAACGCTATGAGTAAAGGTGTTTTAGAACGTCTAGAAATCAATAGAGAAGGCGTAGGTGAGCTGCTTCGTTGTCCTGCTGTACAGGGCTATATAGAAGAACTGGCACGTAGGCAGGTGGCAAGAGCAGGTGAAGGATACGAGTATAAAATAATGCATTCATCAAAAGATGGACGTGTTACAGCTCTTGTTAAAACATCTAGCGATAAGGCGAAAGAGGATAATTTAGAAAACAATACGCTTTTAAAAAGTACACAGGGGTAGATATGGTCGAATCAGAAATTATTAAACTGCTAAATAGCAAAGGTATTAAAGCCTATATGGAGCGACCTAAGGACGCTCCTGATGAGTATGTGATTGTTGAGAAAACAGGAACATCCAGTAAAGACTGGGTTACAACATCAACGATTGCAATCAAATCACACGCACCATCATTATTGAAGGCGGCTCAATTAAACGAGAAAATTAAAAAGATAATGGTCTACGCAGATGTTAAAGGACTATCATCTATACGCCTTATTAATGATTACAATTTTACAAATATCGCGACAAAAGAGTACCGCTATCAAGCGGTTTTTTCTGTTGTAACAAGACAATTTATGGAGGAATAACAAAACATGGCAGAAGCAAATACAAATAAAGCCAAGAATGTATCAACAAGTAGCCCTAAGGTAACAGGTGCTATTTACTATGCGCCACTTGGAACTGCATTGCCTACAGATGCAAAAACTGCATTAAATGCAGCATTTAAAGGTGTAGGCTATATTTCTGAGGATGGTGTTACACGTTCGCAATCAAGAAGCTCAAACAATATCAAAGAATGGGGTGGCGGCGTAGTAGCAACTGTTCAGACAGAATACAGTGAATCTTTCAAATTTAAGATGATTGAAACACTTAACGATCTAGTGCAGAAGGCTGTTTATGGCGATACTAACGTAACAGGTAAGTTAGATGGAACAACAACAGCATCAATGACAGTTAAACATAACGCATTAGAGCCAGTTGCTAATGCGTGGGTTATCGATACAGTAATGCTGGATGGAACACTATCTCGCATTGTTGTACCTAATGCTAAGATTACAGAACTTGGAGACTTAGCATACAAGAAAGATACTGCAATCGGATATGATGTAACACTTAGCGCTATGCTCGATGCAAATGGCAATACATCATACGATTACTATCAAGCACCAGCTGCGTAGGAGATAAAAAATGAAAGGCAAGACAAAAACAGGTTTTGAAATTGAAATTAAAGGCAGCGCATTAGATAACTGGGAGCTTCTTGAGTTATGGGGAGAAGCTGATAAAGGCAAGACCGCAGCTCTTATTTCAGCAGTGAAGATTCTGCTAGGTGATGATGGGTATAATGCTTTCAAAGAACATGTACGCTCACTATCAGATGATGGCATAGTGCATGCTACAAAGATGAGTGAAGAGCTATCCAGTTTTATGTCCTCAATCAACACAAAAAACTAATAGCCCTTGCCGAAATAGTAAGCAAATATGGTGATGAGTTGACCTGCGATCTAGCAGAGACTTATCACCTTTTTAACTATAAAGACCTTCCACCAACAAAGGTGGCAGTTCTTGTGTTCGGCTTAGGGGCAAAATCAAGAATTTATAAGAAGATGCAGGGCATCCAAGAAATCCCTGAGTATTTATTACTTCCTAGCATACACGATCGCTTATCTGAAATTGAGTACATGCTTGTAGGGAATAACAAAAAAGAAATGCCTACAAGACTAGTTGATTTAGTCCTGGGCAGAGAAGATAAGAGCAAAAAGAAAGATTCTTGTAAAACATATATGTCAGTAGATGACTTCAATAAGTCTAGATACGGAGGTGCATAATATGGCGGATGGAATTGAATTAGCGAGCGCCTATGTGCGGCTCATTCCAACCACGGAGGGTATAGGGAATAAAATCTCTGAGACTCTAGAAAAAGAAACAACAAAAGCAGGGGATGAATCGGGGAAGAAATCCGGACAATCCTTTTTAAGTTCATTTAGTAACGCTCTTAAGCCAGTTGGCGATGCAATGACTAAGAGTTTAACAGTACCTATTGCTGGACTTGCAACCGCATCATTAGCAGCTTGGAAACAAGTTGATGATGGTATGGATACTGTTATATTAAAAACTGGCGCTACAGGCGAAGCATTGCAATCAATGCAGGATTCTGTTAAAAACATTGCTACATCATTACCCGTAACATTCCAAGATGCTGGAACTGCTATCGGTGAAGTTAATACGCGGTTTGGTGTCACAGGGGAACAATTAGAGGATATCTCTACAAAATTTTTAAAATTTGCAAAAATAAACGGCGTTGATGTTAATCAGTCAATAGATCAAGTGCAGAAAGCAATTTCAGCATTCGGACTATCAGCAGAAGATACAGGCGCATTTTTAGATACATTGAATAAAGTAGGACAAGACACGGGCGTAAGCATGGATGCACTGGAAATAGGGCTTATATCGAATGCTACAGCATTACAGGGTATGGGCTTAAATGCAGCTAGTGCAGCTTCATTACTAGGTAACTTAGAAAAGTCTGGTGTAGATGTTTCAACTGCTATGCAGGGCTTAAAAAAGGTGCAAGCAAACGCAATGAGTGAAGGCATTAGCATGCAAGAGGCATTTAGAAATGCTTTATCATCATCACAGGGCGCTATCTCTGTATTTGGTGCAAAGGCTGGTCCTCAGTTGTATGCGGCTTTCCAGAATGGTACGCTATCGGCTGATATGTTTGTAGATTCTAGCGCATCATTAGAAGATGCATTAGGCTCTGTAAGTGACACATTTGATGCAACATTAGATCCAGCAGACCAATGGCAAACTGTGCTGAATAACTTGATGCAATTAGGCTATGAAGTTGCAGAAGCGGTTATGCCTTCAATCCAAACCGCTGTTGATACTATCATTCCTGCTATTAAAGATTTAGCGGATGGCTGGTCAAATTTAGACCCTGGTATGCAACAGGCAATAATTGCAGCTGCTGGCATTCTTGCCGTATTAGGTCCTGCAGTATCCATTATTTCAGGAATTACAGGCTCAATTGGCAAGCTCTCAGAAGGCTTGGGCTTTCTAATGGCTCATCCTATTGTTGCGGTGATTGGTGCGGTAATAGCTGCGCTAGTGATGCTCTATCAAAATAACGAAGACTTTAGAAACTTTGTTAATGAAGCATGGAAAAACATTCAAGAAGTAGTTGGTGGTGTGATAGATGCTATTGCAGGATTTTGGACGAATACATTACAACCGACTTTACAAGCAATAGGTGATTTTGTTCAGAATACTTTATGGCCAATACTTCAAACTATTTTTAATGCGTTTGGCGAAGTTGTTTCAGCCGTATTCTCTTTAATCAGTGGATACTGGAATAACATTTTGAAGCCAGTGCTTACTGCTATTGGTGATGCGGTTAAATGGTTATTGAATGCAGTAAAAGGACCATTAGAGACAATTCAAGATACTTTTAAAAATGTCTTTGACGGAATTAAGTCATTCGTTTCTCCAATTGTAGACTGGTTGAAGGGTATCTTTAATTTTAATTGGAGTTTACCTCATATATCATTACCTCACTTTAGTCTAGTTGGGGAGTTCTCACTATTACCTCCGAAAGTCCCTCATTTAAGCGTGGACTGGTATGATAGAGCAACTAGAAACCCACGTATCTTAGATGGTGCTACTATCTTCGGTGCAAGAGGCAATACGTTGCTAGGCGGTGGTGAAACTGCTAGGGAAATTATCATGTCCGAAAATTATTTGCGAGGGCTAATTTCAGATAAGGGAGATAATACAGGCAGTGTACACATGGGTGATATCACGATCAATATCAATGGCTACAATGGCGATGCTAAGAGATTGGCAGAGACTGTAGAAGAACAACTAACAAATATGCAAAAGAGAAGGGAGATGGTTTTCAATGGCTAATACATTTAGGTATGCAGGAAGGGAATCATCTTCCTTTTTTACATTTGTATCAGATAGTAATGGATGGAACTCTGCTCCACGTATCTTAAATGATATTCAAGTGCCAGGAAGAAGTGGTACATTAACACCTCTTAATAGCAATACATTTAATAACTTTCAATTAACTTATCAATGCTATATGACTAAAGAAATGAAGTCAAAATTAGATGAGTTGAGAGCGTATTTAAATGCATTTAGCGGCTATCAAAGATTAGAGGATACAATTAACCCAACATACTATAGAATGGCGCGTTATAATGGCTCATTCGAGGTTGGGGATAAAGATAAACAGGGGGCAACATTTAGTATTAAATTTGATTGTATGCCACAAAAATTTCTTAAAAGCGGAGAAGCTACAATAACTCTAACCGCATCTGGAACTATCAAAAATCCTACAAGTTATGATGCTAAACCTATATTAAAAATTTATGGAACTGGTGAAGTCAAAATTGGAACAAGTACAATCAAAGTTAAAAAAGCAGGAACACAATATATCGAGTTTGATTGCGATACACTTAACGCATTTGAGGGTGCCGATAATAGAAATAACAATATTGAGTTGGCGAAAGAGCCTTTACTTCTTGCTAATATAGCAACAGGCATTACATTAGGCTCTGGTATTACTAAAGTTGAAATCAAACCACGGTGGTATACGATATGAAACCAATCTTATATGAATCAACAGAAAAACAATTCAATCACAATGGCATTGGCACACTTGCTGATGCCATTTCTTGTATTGTTATCGAAGAACGCAATGGATCATACGAGTTGGAAATGGAATATCCACTCGGTGGAATTCACTATGAGGAAATCAAAAACAACAATATCGTACTTGCAGCACCAAGCGATGGGAAGCAGGCACAACCATTTAGAATATACAAGATAACACGACCTATAGGCGGTGTAGTATCTGTCTATGCTGAGCACATTAGCTATGACTTATCAGGAATCCCAGTGAGACCGTTTAAGGCGAGTGACTGCGCCTCGGCATTGCGAGGACTGGTAGAAAACTCAATGATTGCTAATCCATTTAATACATGGACCGACATTGCAGGGAGTGGTAAGTATGAGCAAAAACTGCCAGCATCATTCAGAAGTAGACTTGCCGGTACACAGGGATCAATCTTGGATTCTTTTGGCAATGGTGCAGAGTTAGAATTTGATAGATACACAGTTAAGGTATATCAGAATAGAGGACGTGATAACGGTGTAACAATCCGATACGGAAAGAATCTAACCGATTTAAAGCAAGATGAATCCATCGAGTCTGTATATACTGCCACAATCGCATACTGGACTAAGGAAGAGAACGATAAGGAAGAAGTTGTAATAGGTGAAATACAATACTTACCAAATCATGCAGACTATCCGAAAGAGCGTGTATTTGTTCTTGATTGCTCATCCGACTTTGAAAATAAGCCGACAAAAGAGCAGCTAAACAACAAAGCAATGCAGTATATCCGTAGCAATAACTTAGGTATTCCAAAGGTGTCTATAGATGTATCGTTTATCCAGTTGTGGCAAACAGAGGAATATAAAAACATAGTCTCGCTCGAAAGAGTAAGTCTATGTGATACCGTTCATGTTGTATTTGAGAAACTAGGTGTTGATGCTACTGCTAAGGTAATTAAGACTGAATACAACGTACTTACTGATAGGTACGATAAAGTTACACTAGGAGAGGCTAGAAGTAACTTTGCTGAAACAATTAAAGAATCAACAAAGGCAACTGTCCAACCTATGATCAAGTCGGCAGTAGAGAATGCAGTAGAACATGCTACTGCTAACATTAGTGGATTTAGTGGGTATGTGACAAAGATAACTGATGCAAATGGTAATTGGTCAGAGTTGGTTATCTCTGATAACGCAGACTATACACAGGCAAGAAACGTGTGGCGTTGGTCTCAGGGCGGGTTAGGCTTTAGCTCTAACGGATATGCAGGGCCATATACAACTGCTATTACTGCTGATGGTCATATCAATGGAGCAATGATCACCGCAGGTACAATTAATGCCAATACAGTCAATGTTGGAAATAAAGTGTTAACCGAAACACTAACGGAATTGGCAGACCGTCATACAGCAGCAGATGGACGGATGCGAGAATTGGCATCACGCATCGAGCAGAACACGGATAACATCATTCTTGGTGTTACTCGCCAAGAATATGAAGGGTATAAGGCTTTCATGCGTGCGATGTTAGACGAAAATGGTCTGCATGTTGGTGGCGAAGGCGAAGAAACACAAACAAGCATTAATGGACGTGGTGTGAAGGTAGTAGATACTAACGGAAAGGTGCTTGCGCAGTTCGACAAACTAAACAATATTCTTGCATATTTGGCAGTTAGAGAATTTTTGAGCGTTGGTTCTCATCGATTAGAAGCAAAACTAGATGAGATTGAAATCACAGAATTTGCAAACGGAAATATCAAGACCGGACAAGTTGATTGTACGTATATGTACTGGATTGGAGATGTTGATTAATGGTGTTATTAAACGAAAACTGGAAAGTTGTTTCTGAAGCTACACGAACGCCTGGTGCAGCAAACGTAACTTATCAACTATTAGCACGTATTAATCCGCAATATCATAGTATTGAATTAAATAGGGACTATGTGGAAATCCAAGTTACTTACTCAATGAATGTCGGTTATATTTATTCAGGAACTTGGAATTTTTCTGCAACCGGATGTTCCGATGTTTCTGGTGGTGGAACGCTGAGTGGTAGTGGAACACTGATAAGTGGTGGATTTTGGGCTTATCATGACAATGGAGGCAGCTACTCGACAAGTATTAATGCTAATTTAAGTTTTTACTTTTCTTCTGCAGATGCATACCTAGATGGCTCTATTGAACTTCCTAATATTCCTCGAGCGAGTGTTCCTTCTTGGAAAAACGGAAAGAACCGTGTCAAGATGGATGGAATGGATACGATCACATTAGTGTTGGATAAAAAGGTTACTGCATATCGCCACTCGCTCGTATGGGTGATTGGTGATAGCGGATATAAATGGTTGAACACAAACGATATCGACACGGAATACACCTTTAAACCAACTGAAGAAATGCTGAAATATTCGACGGACGGAAAATATATTTATGGATATTTAGGAGTCGGAACATATGCCAGTGGTGATCAAAATGCAAAGATGATTGGTTCAATGAATATCAGTTTTTTCATAGACCTTCCTGAAGAGAAGTACGGTCCTGTTATTAGCTCTACAACTGTAAAAGAAATTGGAAACACAAAGGTGCCTGAAGATAAAGTATTTAGGTACTTGTCTAAGAAAAAGCTTACCATGCAAGCAGAAGTAAGAGGTTTTTCGACTGCGAAAAATGTATATGTGATGCACAATAAACAACAATATCCTATGGTGCTTAATAATAATACATATAGTGTTGATTTAGAAGGTATGGTCGATGGGGATGTTCAGTTTGTAATAGAGGACAGTAGAGGCTTTAAATCAATTAGTAATTGGCAAGGAACATACATTCCCTACTTCTATCCAACTATTTCTGATTTAGTTGCGACTAGAGATAACCCAACATCTAATCATGGATATATGGTTGCAAAAGGTAAATGGTACAATGGGCAGTTAAACAAATTAATTGCAATAACAGAACATTTGCCAAACGAAAGACTCAATACTGATGTGGTTGTAAATTCAAATGATTTCAATATCAATAAAGAGTTTAATGATCTAAATTATCAAAATAAATTTACATTCAAATTATCCATCACAGATTACTATGGACAATCTGTAACAAGAGAATATATTCTGCCAGGAAGCCAGTGGACAGCTTTATTTGGGAAGTTTACATCTCTTTTTAGAATGATTCATGTTAAGAAAACTCCTAATGTACCATGCGGTATTTACAACGAAGGTGATTTATCAACGCTTGGGAAAACGTATGCAAAAGGCGGCCTTGCAATTGGCGGCGATGATACGTTTATTGTGAAAGAATTTACGGCTGATGTTCAAGCAATAAAAGGACAACAAGCCGCATATATAAGTGTTCCTTACACTATTCCTGTGGGATATAAATTGCTATGCTTTTATGATGCGCACACTGTTACATGGTGTATAACAACAATAAAGAATGTAAGTGCTAATGCAATTATGACACATGTATATAACTGGTCTACGCCAAGTGATATAACACCAAAAAGTAAAGTTGTTGTTAGTGGACTGTTTGTTAAGTCTGCATAGAAAGGGAAATAATGCTTATAGATGGTTTAAAATTTACTGAAATCCCAAGTGGCAATAAAAGCGTTGTTACATTTCAACGTAAGATATTTGAAAACCTAAAGCCACTAATTGATAGTTTTGAAGTTGGTGTTATACATGAAATAAGTTTTGATGACGAGAATATCACACACAAAATGTACACTGAACCAATGACATTTTCTAAAAGTGATGATAGTTATACTATCTCTTTTATTTTGTCTGATGTACCACAAAAAGACATTGATGCTAAAAACTTTAATGATGTGAAGCCATTAGTCAATGATTGCTTACAGACGGCAAGCGTTGAAGTTGTAAAGAAGTACATATCATTTCTGAATGTTTGGGCAGCTGGAACACGGTACAAAAAAGGGCAAAGGGTATCTTATAAAAACGTGCCGTATAGCGTTATATCAGACGTTACAGCAGAGGAAGCGAAAACGCCTGATGTATCAGAGAAACTGTACGAAAATATGCTGAAGAAAAAGCAAGAAATAAAGCCTTGGAATGAAAAGACTGTCTATAACAAAGGGGACTTAGTTATCGCACGTGGTATCGTCTTCATTTCAAAAATTGACAATAACAAAGGTAATGAACCTGGGTTCGGCAATACCTGGGATTATTACAAAAATTAAATATTGCTATTAAGGCGACCAATGCGGCCGCCTTTTTAGATAGAAAAGAGGAAAAGAAAAAAATGAATAACGCAGCATTAACACAGTTAGTTATTATCGCAGTATTGGTTGAGGCAATTTGGGAGAATGTAAAGCGTTTATATTCTGCTGAAGGTTTTGACAAGAGTGTAGCTGGATCATTAGGGGTATCTATCTTAGTTTGTGTAGCTACTGGTGCAGACCTATTTGTAATTATCGGATTACCTTTGGTGGTTCCTTTCTTAGGCTCTGTACTTACGGGCATTATTACGGCTCGTGGGGCTAATTTCGTAAATGATTTATTTACTAGACTAAACGGTCCAAAGAAGGAGGCTTAAGAATGTTAAGAGTAGTTGATGAAGCGTCATGGCAAGATGGTATTGATAACACAACTCTTGATTGCGATGCAGTAATTATTAAGGCTACGCAAGGAACAGGATATATTAATCCTATTTGCGACAGCTTATATCAAGCTGCGAAATCGGCAGGCAAGTTGCTCGGTGTATATCACTATGCATCAGGTGGAAACGCAACTGCAGAAGCAGATTTCTTTTTAGATAATATTCAAGGTTATATTGGAGAAGCAATGCTTGTGCTTGACTGGGAATCTGGCGAGAATGCACAATGGGGTAATTCTTATTGGTGTAAAGAATTCTGTGACAGAGTGTACGCACGCACAGGAATCAACCCAGTAGTATATGTACAAAATAGTGCAGTTGATCAAGTAGCAAATCTAACTGACAATGGATTATGGATTGCACAGTATGCAGACAATAATCCTATGGGATGGGTAGATAGTCCGTGGAACACCATTACAGTAAATCACATCATGCACCAGTACACATCAACAGGTAGAATCTACGGATGGAGTGGAAACTTAGACTTATCCTTATTCTATGGTGATGCAAATGCATGGAGAGCATACGCTGGTGCTACAGGCCAACCAGTTCCTACACCTCAACCACAAGTACAGTCATACGCACAGCCAGTGGTACAGACTGATGGCACTACATACATCGTACAATCTGGAGATACATTAAGTGGTATTGCAGAACGTTATGGAACATCCTATCAGTATCTTGCGGCCATTAATGGCATCTCTAATCCGGACATTATTCATGTAGGAGATCGCATTGTGATTGATGGCGTAGTGTCACAGCAATCATCTGATGATGAATACTATACTATTCAGCCAGGCGACACTTTGAGTGGAATTGCTGCAAGATATGGTACTACATGGCAGTGGCTAGCCGAAGTTAACGGAATTGATACTCCGGATTTAATCTATCCAGGTAAGACAATCCGAGTTAGATAGGTAATAGTGAAATGCCTATAAAGGACCTAATTGCGTTATTAGAGTTTAAGGATGGTGTTAGCGCCATCCTTTCCTTCTTATTTGTTGTTTCGGTTGTAGTGCAGGTAGCTCCGATTAGAATAAATCCATGGGATAAGTTGCTAAAGTGGGCAGGTGATCGCATCAACCATAATGTTAACCAAAAGATAGATACACTTGAGAAAAAACTAGATGAACACATTGCGACTGATACCTCTCGTCGAGTTGACGATATTCGTAATACAATACTTGTATTTGCGAATGAGTGTTCTCGTGGAATTATTCACTCGAAAGAACAATTTCGATTTATCGTTTCTAAGTGTGACTCGTACGAACAATATGTTGAGGATAATCATTTGAAAAATGGTGTAATAACTGAAGCTACACGATTGATAAAGGATACTTATCAAAGCCATTTAAAAAATGATAGTTTTCTAAAATAGTTATAATAGCCTACTCTCTTAATTGAGGGTAGGCTATTTTTTATGTTTATAGCAATTAATTGTTCGCCAAATTGTTCGCCAAAAGAATGAGAGAATAATAAAAACCCGCTATTCAAGCGAGTTTTACAAATATATTAAAGGGCGACTAATGGGATTACATATATATAGTCGTATCAATCTTGTTATATCGCATATAGCCATTGTTTATTGAATATATAAGCCGTTTTTTGAATTTCAAATCTTGTATAAATCTTGCATGATATTAGTTATATACGGCACATGTTCGCTTAATGTTCGCCACTTTATAGTTTTCTATTTTCTACTGCTTTTGCTTTATCCTCATCAGTTGTATATGCATAATATAAGCTCATGTTTTCGTTAGCATGTCGCATCAATGCCTGGATAACTTTAGGATTAACGTTTGCTTCAAATAAATCTTTGCTGAATAGGTGCCGTAATTTATATTGATTGAACGTAAAACCATACTTAGATTTACATTTACGAGATACATTTACAATTAGAGTACACACTAGATCAATGTCAAATGGCTTTCCGTCGATATCAGCCAAAAGCAATTCATCATTCTTTGACCATGCTATCATCTGTTCTATTATCGGTTTTAACTGCGTAGAGATGGGGATAATTGCATCAGAGTAAATTGTCTTAACTGGGACTATTTGGCGCTCTAATGTGCTTGTAGAGCCTACTGACTTGTTAATTGATATTTGCATGCTTTCTAGGTCTATATCGCTCTTAGAAAGTGCATATACTTCTTGTGGTCGCAATCCTGTGTATAGCATAATCTGGCAAGCATACCAAATGGCGGATGAACGATGACGACCTGATTCGCTTATACAGTTGTATTTTAATAATTCATCTGCAAATAGTACAAACTGTTCATAGGTGATAGAGTTATCTTTTTTCTTTCTCACAATCTTAGATTTCGGAACGATGACCATCTGTGAACGGTCAATTACTGGTATTTCTGCAGTAAGAGCAGCCTTGTATATCTGCCGCCAAATACACATGGCATGATTCATTTGCGCCTGTGTATGGTTTAAACAATATTCATTGATAGATAATTGTACATCACTTGTAGTAACCTTTGTAATACTCTTTTTTCGTAGTGATTCTGGTATCATCTCTTTAAACATACTATCATGTCTCTGCTTTGTTTTGATGGATGCCTGACGATCACGCAAAGATTTCAAATAGCAATCTTCAACTGTCATGTGATTAAGAGAATATTTATCTATTTCAATTTCTTTTTGGAGCTTGTTTCTGGCATCAATAGCTGCCATCTTTGCTAATTTCTTATCTCCGTCATAATCAGATACGTAGAAACGACCGCCATCAATAGTACGTAAGATATTATTTTCTCTGACTTTAGCAGATACTCTAAATCCAATACCTTTTGATTTAGAACTTATCTCTCGTATCCATTTCTCTTTCATGTGGTTTTCTCCTTCCTAGGATTTTCTGTAGTTATTTTCGAAGTAATCCGCAAATGCGAGATGTAGCACTTCCATTAAGTGTTCTCTTTCTGTAGGGGACATCTTATATAGTGCAGCTTCAATCTCTTCTAAATACATCTCTATCTGTTCCATATAACACTCCTTTCGTGTTAAAATTGAGTACAGTAAAAGCACATTGGTTGTGTGAGTTTACTGCTTGTCCGACTGTTGGTAGCAGTCGGTCTTTTTTATTTGTCTATTTCATCGCGTCTATCATTTATTACAAATGCAAGCTTACCGATACATTTAAACGTTTCTACATTTGCGATAATTGGGTTATAAGAAGGGTTTTCAGGTAAAAGGATAATTTGTCCATTTGTCATAGAAAGGCGCTTGCAAGTGGCTGTATTGTCATCTATGCAGAAGCATCCAATCATTCCATTTGATACTGATGATGTTTTCTCAAATATAACTAGATCGCCATTATTGATATTGGCATTGATCATCGAATCGCCTTTTGCGTATTGGGCGAAGTATTCTTTTTTGGAACTAAACATTTCGGCTGGAAGGGAAACGTAATCGATAATGTTATCATCGACAAACCCGCCAGTGCCACAAGAAATGGAATCATATAAAGGAACTTTAAAAATATTTGGATTAGCAGTAATCTCAAAAATTGAATCATCATCTACAACTTCACCAGTTACGTCTGAAACACGCTTGCCAGTAGGTCTACCATTTTTTATGATTCTTCCTTTTCCGTCAAGTTCAGTATTAATATCGTCAATCCAACCTAACAGCCATGCTGGATTTACTTTTAAATAGTTGGCTATGATAAATGCTTTATCATTCTTTGGTTCAAACTTTCCGGTTAGGTATTGAGAAATTAAAGCTGACGATAAACCGGTTGCGTTGCATATATCTACAGATTTCTTGCTTCTCAATTTCATTGCATATTTTAGACGTGATGCAAATTCATTTGTATATTCCATATATTGCACCTCTTTCTACATCTAATATAAAGTTTTCTTAGCAAAAAATAAATAGTTAAAATAAAATAATTAAGAAAAATTAGTTTTTCTATTGACAGCGCAATGATAAGTAGTATTATAGATTTATGAAAACTAAGAAAACTTAGTTTAGAAAGGAGAGAATATGACGGTTGTTAAATTCGACTATTCCAAGTTAAGAGGGAGAATAAGAGAATACTATGGAACTGAGTCGAAATTTGCTGATGAAATGGGGATTTCAACTGTTTCATTAGGTGCAAAACTAAACAATAAGGTTGGTTTCAAAAACAGTGAAATCTTCAAAGCATGCGACTTATTAAAAATTGATTTAAAAAATGCAGGCGACTATTTTTTATGCCAATAAAACTAAGAAAACTTAGTTTAGAAAGGAAGATACATGAACGAATTACAGACATTCAGTTTTAACAATCAGCCAGTACGAATAGTACAACTAAATAATCAACCATACTTCAATTTGAAAGATGTGTGCGAAGTACTAGACATTAAAAATCACAAAGACGTCGTAAGCCGATTAAATCCAAAGGGGGTAGATACTACCGACACCCTTACAAATGGTGGCGTTCAGAAAATGACGTACATCAATGAAAGTAACCTATACAAAACAATCTTCCAAAGTAGAAAAGAAGAAGCGGAACAGTTTACAGAGTGGGTAACAAGTGAAGTATTACCAGCAATCAGAAAGAACGGTGTGTATCTAACAGATGAGAAAGCATATGACATTACGCACAATCCACAATCACTAGCTGATTTGCTTCTACAAGCTGGTGAGCAGTTAAAGCAAAAGGAAATCATCATTCAAGAAATGAAGCCTAAAGCCTTATTCGCTGATGCAGTTGCTCAATCGGACACTAGCATATTGGTATATGACCTTGCTAAGTTGATTTGCCAAAATGGTATAAAAATTGGCGGAAATCGCTTATGGACTTGGTTAAGAGAGAATGGGTTCATATTCAAACATTCATGTGAACCTACACAAAAGAGTATGGAAATGAAGCTATTTGAAGTTATCGAAAGAACAGTACAAAGAAGTGGACACGATCCAAAAGTAACACGTACAACACGAGTAACAGGGAAAGGGCAAGTATACTTCATAAATAAATTTTTAGAAAGCCAGAAAGGAGAGCAGATTTGCTAACACCACAAGATATACAGAATATACAGCTAATAGACACAGAAGAGATTGCAAAGCGACTCCAATGTGGACCTGAACGAGTTGGTTGGTATCGAAAAGCAGGATTGCTTAAATATCGGAAATTTGGAAAGCAATGCTTAACAACTGAAACGGAATATGCAGAATTTATCAATCTTACATCAGGTATGGATCTAAGCAACAAAATGAAAATCCGTTTAGCAGGATTGGAAATGAAAAAAGCGCAGTCTTAACAGGAACCAGCGCTTAAGTGACATCGGAAATATGTCACTACCATTTTATCACAGAAAGGTAGAGATATGTGGATTTTATCAGAAGATAGAAAAAGTCTTTTTAATACCAATAATATTGTCGATATTTACATAACACCATCGGGTGACGCTATTAAAGTGGCCCTTTCGGGACATATGGATCTAACACTTGGAGAGTATGGCTGTAGGGAAGAAACAGGTTTTGTTTTTAGCCAAATATTAGCTGCGTTAACGGATGGTTGTAAATTGCATCGTATGCCGCCAAAAGAACAAGTATCACGACGCTTCACAACAGAAGAGAGACAACGTGCTGCAAATGGGAAGAAGACCGTTAGAAGAGGTGGCAGCTGATGAAAGAGTTTAACAACAGGAAGATTGCTGACAAATTTGCAGAGTACATAACTGGTGACGAACTACGAAGATATGTTGCAAAAAAAGTACGTCAATATGTAGGAAACAATCCAACTGTATTTGATGGTGCTTGCGGAAGTGGTCAGCTAGAACAATATGTAAATGCATCATTCATACAGGGTATAGAGATTCAAAAAGAAGCTTGTGATGTTTTTCTAGAAAACTATCCAACATCGAAAGTAATAAATGATAGTTTCTTTAATCAATCTGGTTTTACAGATTTTGATTGCATCATAATGAATCCACCGTTTTCCGTCAAATTTAAAGATTTATCAGAGATAGAACAATTAAATATTCAAAGTGAATTCAAGTGGAAAAAATCAGGTGTAGTTGATGACATATTCGTTTTGAAGTCAATGCAATATACAAAAGACTATGGATTCTTCATTCTTTTTCCAGGTGTCACGTATAGATCGCAAGAACAAAAGTTTCGTGATTTATTAGGGACTTCACTTGTTGAATTAAATTCAGTTGAAAACGCTTTTGAAGATACATCAATCGCAATCGTTTTCTTAGTACTGCAAAAAAGTAAAAAGTATGTTGATGTCAAAAAAGAAATTTATGACTGTAAGACAAAACAAGTAAAATTCAGCGAAATAATAACCAATCCGGAAGACGTATGGTCTATACCGAGAATTCCGCAAGAAAAGGAAAATATTGACATAGAGCAGTTAGAAGCTGATATTGCGCGAATGAAAGCACGTAGAAGACGCATTGAAGATAAGCTTGATAAATTCATCTACGAAACTTTTAAAGCTCCAAGCACACAAGAAATAAGCGATAAGGAGCAGGAACAATTAACACTTTTTTAGAAAGGGTAGAACAATGAAAACAAAAAAATACAGTGATAAAGCATTCAAATTAAGCATTTGTATTTTCTACGCAGCTTTATTCGTAAAGTTCATCACGTTCGTTCTAGGTATCGACTAATGGAAATGTATTGCGAACACTGCCACAGAACATTTGCAGATGACGATATGAAATGGGAAAAGGGATATCACGATTATTCTTATCGGACTTATCCAGTATGTCCGTATTGTGCATCGGAAGATATAGAAGAAAGGGAAAATGATACAGAAGATGAAGAGTGATC